AGCAGATTCTCTGTATTGGAGAAGATACTGCGTTTCCTCTTGTTAACATGAATGGTGACCTGATTGAATTTTTTGGCACCAATCCGAGTGGTCACCCACTCACAGTGGTTATCAATTCAATGGTCAATAGTTTGTACATGAGGTACTGCTATGTGATCTTGAATCCAGAGCATGAGTGTGATTCTTTTAAGGAGAACGTTCATCTTTTTACCTATGGTGATGATAACATCATGGGTGTGAAGCAAGGGTGTGATTGGTTTAATCACACCGGCATTCAAGCCGAACTTGCAGCCATTGGTGTTGAATACACCATGGCGGACAAGGAGAGTGAGTCCGTGCCTTTCATTTCCATTGATGATTGCCAGTTCCTGAAAAGGACCTGGCGATTTGATGAGGACGTGGATGCATGGCTTTGCCCCCTTGAGGAGGCTTCAATCCACAAGTCATTGACTGTGTGGGTTCCCTCCAAAACCATTGATTCTTATGCTCAGATGGTTGCTGTTATTTCCAGTGCCAATTCTGAGTATTTTTTCTATGGTCGCTCCATTTTTGAGCGACACCATGCCTTTTTTGCACGTTTGTTGCAAGAAGAGCCGTATTCTCACTACGTTACAGGAGGAACGCTCCCTAATTGGGAGCAACTGGTCGAAAGATTCGACCAGGCCAGTAATTCTGGCAGCGCACCCCGTGTGCGTACCGTAGGGACTGGGTCGTTCCTATGGTAAGATATATGACCTTTCAATCCTTTTACATTTATTCATAAAAGTGTTGACGCGATCACCAGAAGTATCGCGGTCAAATCATACCCATATGCTGGGGGATGGTATTGGCAAAAGAAGCAGCATTTTGTTTTGCAATCTGCAGACATGACGGAAGCTGAGGCTATCGTTACGTCTGAACAGATTGGAGTTAGTGAGATGACAGAGCAAAACGTTTCCTTCACTGATAATGAAGGAGGCGTTTTCTTCGATTCTCCTAGCTCAACAAATGATGTAGCTATGGTTGATAATACTGATGATATCGCTTTAGGATCTTTCCTATCCCGACCCACTCTTATCAATTCAGCTACATGGTCCACGGGCGAACTTGTAGGCGTAAAGCAAACAGTTCTTCCGTGGACATCTTTTCTTAATAACACTGTTATTAAGAAAAAATTAGATAATTATACATTTTTACGTGGTCAATTGCATATTAAGATTGTTCTTAACGGAACACCTTTCCAGTTTGGTGTAATGCGGGCTTGTTATACTCCCCTTTTGGGGACTATTGAGTCCAAAATTCGCACAAACACTGTATCTGACCTTCCATTGCGTAATCCATATTCTCAACAACCTGGTTTTTATTTGTACCCTCAAGCTAATGCTGGTGGTGAAATGGTTTTACCATTTTTCTACCATAAGAATTGGCTTGATATTACAGTTAAGGCTGATGTTGACAATTTTGGGTCACTTGTATATTTTATTTTTTCACCTTTACAAGTTGCTGTAACAGGCGGTACTTCTACCGTCTCTATACAGACTTATGCATGGATGACTGATGTACATTTGATGGGTTCGACCACCAAACTTGCATTACAATCTGCTGATGAGTATGGTACAGGTCCTATTTCACGACCTGCATCTGCGCTTGCTTCTATGGCTGGTGCACTGTCCAAGGTGCCCATTATTGGGCGCTTTGCACGTGCGACAGAGATTGGAGCAGGAGCTGCGTCAAAAATTGCATCCTTGTTTGGTTTTACGAATATTCCTGTTATTGCAGACGTTCATGCATTTGCACCCATGAACTGTCCAATGTTAGCATCTAGTCATATTGGTACTCCAGTACAAAAATTGACTTTGGATCCTAAACAGGAATTGTCTATTGATCCCTCTCCTCATGGTATTGGTAGTGCTGATGAATTATCCTTATCTTATTTAAAAAGTAAGGAAAGTTTTTTCGGCTCTACCACATGGGCAACAACGGATGCAGTAGGTTCTCAGTTGTTTAATGTGCGTGTAAATCCATTTTTACCTACATCTACTGAGCTCCGTGATACCTTTGATGTTGTAAAGGGTCAGCGTACATATCATATTCCTATTTCATATATTGCTGCTCTTTTTAAACATTGGCGTGGGGATTTGATTATCCGCATGAAGGTTGTGTGTACGAAATTCCACAAGGGTCGTTTGAAAGTTTCATACGATCCTCGTGGGGATATCACCATCACTGATCCTCCTGAAAACACTGTGTATACACAGATTGTTGATATTGGAGAGAACGATGATGTTGAGATTCGTATTCCGTACCACCAAGCTTTGGCTTGGTTGCAGGTGACACCAACTATTACACCAGATAACTGGAGTCCTGGTAGTGCGAATGCGCCTCGTAATGGCACCGACAATGGTGTACTTACAGTGCGTGTTCTTACTACTCTTACGGCTCCAGCTGCAGGTTTTATCTACCTCCTCTTTTTTGCACGAGGAGCTGATAATTTGGAGTTTTCCAATCCTGTGGAGCGTATTGGTGGTGAAACGGGTACATATCCTACACCTTCGTTTTTTACATTACAAGCAGAAGATAAGACTAATGTTGTTGCGAAAACAGTTACTTTGGGGAAACCCACAGTAATGGATCCGCAGCGATATGGTCTTAACTTTGGTGAGAGTTTTCATTCTTTGCGTGATTATATACATCGTTACTCCACCACTGATACTGTATCTCCAGTAAATGTAGGAACTACTACTATTACTCTTTTGGCGAAAAATTATCAGCGTATGCCTACTACACCTGGATTTTATTCTTATCCAACCTCTGCTGTTAAATTTTTGACAGTTGGTAATGCAAATTATGGTTATTATAATATGCATCCTTTACCATATATTTCTGGTTTATTCCTTGGTTATCGTGGTGGTGTTAATTATACAATGACTCCTAGTAAGACCAATAGTGTACCATATAATAATATTCGTGTTTTTAGGAAAACTACCAATGCTGGCATTAATACTAATGCACAAATTATGGAAAGCATTGGCGTTTATACTAATGGAAATAGTATTTCTACCAGGCAGAGTGCGTTGAATAATGATAAGTTTCAACGTAATGGTGGTTCTGGTCAGGCTATCACCGCTCAAGTTACCAATGGTACTTTGAGTTGGATGATTCCTGATTATAATAACTATAATTTTTCATTTGTATCACCATCTACATACCCTCTTGGTTCCTCACTTG